GGAATAGCATCAAAGTCGTCGTAACTAAATACGTCGTCAGGTTCATACCTAACAATACTTCCTTGATAGCCACCTCTTTTATTATTAACAGAACCAGGAACCCGCAGCACTCTAGCCGCGTCCCAAGCACCTGTGTCTGCTTTTAAATGATATGCCAATCTTCTATTGACTTCTTGCTGTGTAGATATTTGTATTGTGTCTTGAAGAAGCCAAATTGCTTGCCACCTGTTCTTACTAGTTTCCCAAATGAAACTAGGTTTTGGAACTATGACAAAGCAATCCTCATAGCTGATATCAGTTCTATCCATATCAACATATAAAACTCCGACTTTATCTTTTGTATTTATAGCTTTTCTAGAAACGTCATTATTGAATACGAGTGGTGTCCAGTATATATCTGATCCTTGTTTTTGATTAGAAATAGCCTTGTAAATACTGCCATAATCACTCCAATTATGACATGACTCTTCCCATTTAGTATCGTTGGTTGCCAACCATACTTTACCACCACCACTATTAGCCCAAGTGTGGCTCATTAATTCTATAGATTGTTTCATAACACTCCTAACTATGCTATTATATTCTATGTTAATTTATATAGGAGAAAAATGTCACAAGAAATACAAAAAAACTTAGAGGAGTTTGTATCACCTAAGTTACGAAAAAAATGGTACGTTGATAATTGGGATTTATTTGACACAGTCATAGAAGAAATTATGGCAAAAGATTATCCAATATTATACGTTGCAGAATATCTAGTCTCGCAGGGCAATCCGTTCGCACTTAAAACAATACAGAAACATGTCAAAGAAGAAATCACTAGAAGACTTTCTAAGTAAGCAACAGGAGATAGAGCAGCATAAGACTGCTGCAAAGCGTAAACACCCTAAAGGTTTTGAACCTGGTATATCTTATAATCCAAACACCAATACTGGATATGTAGTTTCGCGCCCTACTACAGACCCTAACCCTACTTTCGATTCCCTGTTGCGAGAGTGGGGTTGGGATCCAGCTCAGTATGAAATTGTGGGTAACTTGCATGTAAGAACTTGGGACATGAATATGGGTAACGGTGTCAAAGAACAAGCTTGGTATTACAAAGCTGACATAAAGAAAAAAGATCCTGAGAAAGATGCTGATTTAAAAAAGCTTATATCTCAAATCAAAAAACAAAAACCATTTAAGAAACCACCTGCTACTAAAAAAGGAGTTGGATTCTTTTATTTTGCAAGTGACTGGCAACTTGGAAAATCCGACGGAGACGGACCACAAGGAACAATAGACAGAGTTAAATTAAGCTTGGTCAAAACTATTGAAAGATTAAAAGAGTTAAAGAAACTTGGTATAGATGTTCATACAATATACATTATTTCTTTAGGTGATCTTATCGAAGGAGTCACAGGATTTTATCCAGGCCAATCTCACAAAGTTCAGTTAGATAGGTTAGAGCAGATAACTGTATGTCGTAGATTATTTTTAGAAGTAGTAACTACTTTATCTAAACATGCACCAAGAGTGATAGTTGGTGGTGTGCCAGGGAACCATGGTCAAAATCGTGGCAGAGATAAAAATGTTATTACATCTGAGTTAGATAATGATGACATTGGTATCTTAGTTTCTTCTGCTGATGCTTTATCTTATGGGCCTTACAAGCATGTTAAGTTTGTTATACCAGAGGGACATCATCTAACTTTAGATTGCCAAGGAACTGTTATAGGTTTTACTCATGGACATTTAAGTCGTGCTGGTAGTAACCCTGGAGACAAACTTATGAACTTTTGGAAAGGCCAAAGTTTTGGTATGCAAAGTTTAGGTGATGCAACCATACTGGTGTCAGGCCATTATCACCATTTGAGAACTATACAAGACGGTGTAAGGACTTGGTTTCAAGTTCCTTCTTTAGATGCAAGTACATATTTTAAAGAACAGTTTGGAACAGAAACTATAAACAATGTAGTCACATTTACAGTAGATAAGAACGGTTGGGATAACTTTAAATTAGTCTAATATCTTGACTAAATTTCTACCTATACTAAACTTGAATCAAGATATAGGAGGTAGTATGCCAGAGATACATGATGAACTTCCAAAAAGGAAGTATGTAAAA